TCAAAGGGAGGTCTTCCAGGCGGAAGATTCCACTCTACCTTTGTGTGATAAGCGCCAACAAGCACATCTTTCAATGCTTGGGTCTCATGTTCTTTTAGAAGGGAAATTTTATCTTCCTTAGTCTTAGCTTTGGAAACCATTTCAATCACTTCATGTACTCGTCTAGTCACGTGGTGTGCCATTATACAAATTCCTCAACACTTTCTAATAACATTCTACATCTCTTGTCAACAAGGTATGGAAATACTTTACCTCTATCACTTACTTCTTGATTGTTATAGTTATATATAAT